CCCTTGGCCCCCGGCGTGGGGGGACTGCTGGAACCGAACCCCGCCGATCCCGACTATGCCACGACCTTGACCGACCACGCGCAGCGGGTCGCCTTGATCATGCAGGACGCGTTGATCGATATGGGCGTCAGTGACGACCTGGCGGTTGACCTGGATGCGGTAACGCGGGTTCGGCGGATCTATGCGCGCGCCGGGGTGACACTGGAGGAGAGCGACCGGATGGTGTTTCTGAAACATGTGTGTGTGGGCAATCAGGCGGATCTCGTGGGGCTGTTCACCGCCATCCGATCCTATGATGTGACCGAGGAGGTGGTGGCAAGCGCCGCCGCCATGTTTCCGCGTCACGGTCCACGGCCAACCGTTGAGCGCGATCTTGCAGACGCTGCCGAAATCGAAGTTGCGGTATAACGCGGCGGCACTTGATCCCGTGCTGGTGGCCGTCTGGTCGGGCTATCGCTACTTTGATGCGTGGCAAGCGTTGACCGCCGATGAGCAGGGATTGTTGATTGCCGCCTATCGCACCGAGCGCGGCATGCAGGCCTATCAACGCCACGAGGCCGTAAAGGGTCGCTAAACATGCCAGGATTACCACAATCAGGCGTTGAACTCATCGCGCAGGGCGTCCCCGCGTACCTTCGCGATCTCACCAACGCGGCCAAGGCCACCGATGACTTTGCGAGCGGGTTGGGGAGCGCCGCCGGAAAAGGGAGCGCGTTTGGCGAGATCATCACCGGCGCGCTCCGCTATATTGGCACCATCGCCATTGACACCATGGCGCAGGCCGCACAAGCCGTCGGGGCGTTTGTCAAAGACAGTGTCACGAGTGCGGCCAATGTTGAGCAAACGCTGGCCGTGATTGGCGCAACATCCGGCGCAACGGCCGCGCAACTGGAACAACTCCGTGCCACCGCAATCGCGTTGGGCGGCGATCTGACATTACCCGCAACGTCGGCGCAAGACGCCACCGATGCGATGCTGGAGTTGACCAAGGCAGGCTTCAGCGTCGATGAGGCCATGGCCGCCGCAAAAGGCACGTTGCAACTGGCCGCCGCTGCGGAGATCGACGCGGGGGCGGCCGCACGTATTACGGCACAGGCGATCAACGCCTTTGGCCTGGCAGCGAGCGACGCCGCGCATATTGCCGATCTGTTGGCCGGTGGCGCCAATGCCTCAAGCGCAAGCATGACCGACCTGAGCCAAGGCTTGCAACAAGGCGGCTTTGCCTTCGACGCGGCGGGGCAAACCATTGACGATCTGGTCGTCAGTGTGGCGGCGCTCACCAACGTCGGCTTGACCGGCTCAGACGCGGGGACGGCGCTCAAAAATGCGATGATGCGGCTGATGAATCCGACCGACAAGGCCGCCGATCTTATGCAGCAGTTGGGCATACAGGCCTACGACGCGCAGGGCAGTATGAAGCCGTGGCCCGAACTCTTGCAACACATTCGTGCGCAAACCGCAGGGATGACGGCCGAGCAGCGCAACGCCGCGCTGGGGACGATCTTCCTTTCAGACGGCATGAAGGCGATGCTGCCGTTACTCGATATGAGTGCGGCAGATTACGCCAAACTGACCGCCGAAGTGACCAAAACGGGATCGGCGCAAACCGTCGCAGACGCGCAAACGCAAGGATTTAACGGTGCGATTGCGGGCTTGCAAAGCCAGATAGAAACGCTGCAACTGATCATCGGCACGAAGCTGCTTCCGCTCCTGACGCCGCTCATTCAAGACGTCGCGGCGGCGGCATCCAGCGTTACGACGTTTGCGATGGCGCTGCTTGACTCTGGCGATCCGCTTGCCGTTATCAGCGCGCAATTTCCACTGCTCGGCGATGCCATTGCGACGGTTACGGCCATCCTCCCGATTGCGCAGGGCTATGTGACTGCGCTTGGCGACACCTTTGTGCTCGCCTTCACCGGCATTCAAAGCGTGGTCTCGTCCGTGATGCCGTTTATTTTGGCCGTGATCACGGCCGTTGGTGGACAAATCTTTGCCTTTTGGTCAACCAACGGCGATGCGATTATGACCTTCGTGCAGACCACCTGGACAACCGTGCGCGAGATTGTGACCGTGGCGCTGGACCTGGTGCAAGCCACCGTCCAGGGCGTGCTGGCGACCGTGCTGCGCTTCATCGCGGATCACGGCGCAGAAATCCAGCGCGTGCTGACGGCGGCGTGGACGATTATCAGCAGTGTCATCACCGCGGCCCTCGCCATCATCACGGGCGTGATGATCGCTGCGCTCGCGATCATCAATGGCGACTGGACAACCGCCTGGCACGCGCTACAAACCATGAGCGAAACGGTGGTCAACGCGATATATGCGGTGATCACGAGCGTACTGGAGCTGATCGCGACCGCGATGGGCACCAGCCTGACGGAGATCGGCGCCACCTGGGACAGTAACTTCAAAAAATTGGGTGCTGCGGTTGCGCCGTATATGCAGATCGCACAAGACACCGTAACCACCTCCATACACGTGATCACGGACGCATTCGGCGAGATCGCGGGCGCGATCAACACGGCGATTAGCGCAGTGAAGGACTTTATCAACGCCGCCAGTAAAATCAAAGTCCCGAGTCTGATTACGCCCGGCAGCCCGACGCCGTTAGAATTGGGAATGCGCGGAATTGCGGAGGCGACCACGGTGGCCGCCACGACGTTTCAGGCGCAGCTGGCACCCGCGCTCACGATGGTGCATGCGCCCGCGAGTGCCGCAATGGGCGCCACCACGACCAGTCAGCAGACCACCTACAACATGCCGGTGTACACCAACCAAAGCCCGGCGGTGGTACGCCAGTCGTTTGCGGTGATGGAGGCAATGCGCCAATGAGGACATCCTACCGTACCATGCCGGGTATCCCGGAAATGGGGCCGCTGGATCGCTACGACGAGAGCATCGGAATCATCGTGCCGTATGCGCGGACAAACCTGGTAACCAATCCGTCGCTCGAAACCAACACGACGGGCTACACGGCGGTGGGCGGCGCGATTGTGCGCAGTACCGCCGAGCAGTCCCACGGCGCGTATAGTCTGGCGATCACGCCCAGCACCGCACCGACCGATGGCGCATACTATGGCACCGTGGCCCTCACCGCGGGGACCACCTACGCGATATCGGTCGACGTCAAGGGGTTGGCGGGCGTGCCGTATACGTTGCGCGTGGCCACCACGGGCGGAGTCGATCTGATCGCCACGCCGTTTCGCGGCGTGGGCGCATGGCAATGGATCTGGTTGTTTTGGACGGAAACATCCACCACCACGCGCCGTATCTATCTTACAAAAAACGGCAGCGCCCGCACCGGCGTGTTCTACGCCGATGGCTGGCAGGTGGAGGCGTGTGGGTCGGAGGGGGTATTCGTGACGACCTATATCGACGGCGATCAGGCAGGCCTGATTGCGAATCAGTTTCCGGCGGCGTTCGGCTGGAATGGCACACCGCATGCCAGTACCTCATTTCGGAGCGGACAAACCAGGGCAGGAGGTCGGATTGTGCGATTCAAAGATTTCGGCTTTGTACTGACCGCGATCATCGGGCTGGGTCTTGCCACGCCACGCAATGCGGCGTTGGGATTTGCGCAACTCGATGGGGCGCAATACAGCACCACGATCAAACCCGAGCGGACGATCTCACTGGTCGGACGCTGGACAGGCACGACCCCGACCCGCCGCGAGGCCAGCGCGGCCCGGCTGATCCGCCTGCTGGATCGGGATCTGGTCGGATTGCCGCAGCCGCTGAATCTGTGTCTCCAAGCGGCGGGGTGCAACGCGCCGATTGGCGCGTTGGTGACCATCCCCAAGGCGATCTACGCGGGCGGGCTCGAGGGCACCGGACAAGAACTCCCGACGCTGGCGGCACAGCTGACGTTTGCGCAATATCTGCCGTATGTGGTCGGTCGGGATGGCGGCACGCTCCTCTCCGCTCGGACAACATTCGCCGCAACCGGCCTACTTCAGCGCAGTCCGAGCGGCGCATGGACTGCGCTGGGTACCACCGGCGTCGATACGAATGATGTGGAGGCGCTCGTGTATGGTCCGGATGGATCGTTGTATGCAGGCGGCGGCTTTCTTTCCATCGATAGCGTGGCCAACACGCGGGGCATTGCCCGCTGGGACGGCACCGCCTGGAATGCCGTTGGCGGAGGAGTGACGCTCGGTGGCGGCATCACGACACTGGTGTTTGATGCCGCAGGCAATTTGTTCGCGGGCGGGAGTTTTGGGGCGGTAAACGGCGTGGCAAACACCGCGCGCATTGCCAAATGGGACGGATCGGTGTGGAGCGCACTGGGAACCGGCATGGATGCCAAGGTGTCCATTATTGCCATTGATTCGAACAACACGGTGTATGCGGGGGGGTTGTTTACGGCAGCGGGTGGCGTGGCCAACACCGCGCGCATCGCCAAATGGATCGGGAGCGCCTGGGTGTCGATCGGAGACGCAAATAATGCCGTGCTGGCCTTGGCGATTGCGCCGGATAATACGGTGTATGCAGGCGGTACCTTTACCGCCATTGGCGGGGTGGGAGTCAATTACATTGCCAAGTGGAACGGCACGGTGTGGAGTATCATGGGACCAGCTGGGTTGGGATCAGTCTCCTCGTTTGGCGTGACATCCTTGGCGTTTGATGCGGGCGGCCTGCTGTATATCGGTGGAGACTTTACCACCGATGGCACGTTCGCGCCGCTGTTGCGATTTGCCACCTGGAACGGCATCGCATTTGCCCAAGTCGGCAATGGCTTCGCGAACGGGCGGATAACGGATCTCACGTTCGCACCCGACACGACGCTCTACCTTGGCGGCACCTTTACCCAATCGGGATCGATGATCTTTCCCGCCGGTGGCATTCGCTGGAATGGCAGCACCTTGCTGTACCTTGACGCGATTATTCCCGGATCGGATAGCGTGGAGAGCTATGCGTTTCGTCCGGATGGCACGCTGGCGATGGGCTCGTCAAAGCTTGTCGGCAACGTCACTGCGCCGCTCGTGACGAGTACGATCAACAATGGCACGGTTGCCACATCACCCAAGATTGTCATCACCGGCCCGACATCCGGCAGCAGCATCATCTACGAGCTGCTCAACACCACCACCAACACCGCGATCTACTTTAATCTGACATTGCTTGCAGGCGAAACCGCAACACTGACCCTGGACCCGCAAAACCTCTCGTTTGTTTCATCGATGCGCGGCAACATCTATAGCACGATTGCGCCGGGATCGCAGACCGCGCAATTCACACTCCAACCAGGCGCGAACAATCTGGTGTTTTTCTGCGATAGCGCCACGGTGGTGGCGGTTGCCAGCTGGCAAACGCGCTACGGGAGCCTGGACGATGCGCTCTATCAGGCCGTGGCGCCATGACGAGTACCTACACCTGTCGCATTGCTGATCCGTTTGGCGTGCCGCTGGCCGAGGTCGCCAACTTTGTCGATGATCCCGATGCGGGCGGCGCGGCGTTGGACTATGCACTCAATGTCGGCAACGTGGGGGCGCTCAGCCTGACCGTGCCAATCTCGTTTGACACGCGCCTCCTGCGGTTGGATGGCCGGATCGGCGTGTGGCGGTCGATCAATGGCCGTGCGCCAACCCTCGATGGCCAGGCGATCTATCTCATCCGCACATGGCGCTACACCAACCAAAGCACGACGGTAACGGCCTATCACGCCACCAGTCTGCTCAAGCGTCGGATCATCGCCTACTACGCCGGCACGAGTTACAGCACAAAAGCGGCGGATAGTGCGGGCAACCAGATCAAGGCCTATGCCAAAGAGCAGTTGGGCAGTACCATCAGCAGCGCCAACCGGATCGGGGCCGAAACCCAAGCGGATCTCAGTAGCCTCGTGCGGGTGCAAGCCAACCAAAATGATGGCGTGACGGTGGCGGCCCAGGACGCCTGGGCGAATTTGTACGATCTGATCACACAGCTTGCCGATGCCAGCACGCAGGCAGGCACCTATATGACTGCCGAAATTGTCGCAGCCAGCGCGGAAACGCTCGAACTGCGCACGTATGCGACGGTGCGGGGCGTCGATCATCGCGCCTCCAGTCGTCAGCCGGTGATCCTGAGCGAGGACACGGGCAGTCTCACCAACTGTGTGTTGACCGTGGATCGCAGCCAGGAAGTGACCTACGCGATCTGTGCGGGCACCGGGTCAGGAACGAGCCGGATCACCGCAACGTCGGTTGACGCCACGCGGATGGGCGACAGCCCATCCAACCGGATTGAGGTGTTTGGCGATTACACCAACATTAGCGATGCCACCGTCCTCCAAGATAAGGCCGATGCACTGGTCCGCGCGGGGCGACCACGCACGGAGTTTACCGCCGACATTGTCGATACGGAGAGCACCACGCGGGGCGTGCAGTACGATGTCGGCGATCTCGTGACGGCCCGTTTTCGCAATCAGCAATACGATTGTCGCGTGGACGTGATCGGGGTGCGTGTCAGTGGTGGCACGCAGCACAGCACCGCGCGGGTGAGGTATAGCGCATGAGCGATGATCGATTCAGCAGTGTGCTTTTGCGCCTGACGGCACTGGAGACGGTTGCACGCAGGCCACGCAGTGAGGTGCGCGCGATCTCCGGCGCGCGGGTCTACAACAGCACCGCGATCAGCATTGCAAGCGGTGTGAACGCGGCGATCACGTTTGATAGCGAGCGCTATGATGATGCAAGTTATCACTCAACCAGCGTCAATACCTCGCGCCTCACTATTCCGCTGGCGGGACGCTATCTGATCGGCGCACATATTGCCTTTGCCGCACATGTGACCGGCGCGAGGTATCTGCAGCTCAGACTCAATAATGGCACGTTTCTTGCGTTGCAGGCGACGCAAGCCCTGACCGGCGGCGCGGTCACCTATCTCTCGCTCGCCACCGCGTACAACCTCGCCGCTGGCGACTATATCGAGGTGTTTCCCTTCCAGGACAGCGGCGTCGCACTCGATGTGACGTCCGCCGGGGCGTATACGCCCGAATTTTGGATCGAGACACTGTAATGCACCACCTGCTGCTCGTCGTCTGGTGGCTGTCTGTGCTGGCGACTCCGCCCCTCGCCGCAACGTGGCACGTGACGACGCTCCACATTGCCGTATCGGCCCCTGGCTGCCTGTATCTCGTCGGCAATGGACGGCTCGATACGTTGTTGCCGGAGAGTTGCAACGTGCGCACCTACCGGATTGGCCCGGGTGGCGACGCCAACTACGCCCCGGCCGGACGGACGATTGTGCTGGTTGACGCAGGCGTGGAGGTGGCGAGAATCGTCGTGCCGCGCTTCGCATGTTGGATGCCGCTGGTTGCGGCGCCGGAGGAGTGATCATGCATCCATCAGTGCTGCGCACCACCGTTGTCCTTGGATTCGCCTGGCTGCTGAGTCTCGGCGTGCTGCTCTTTTTCGTGGCGCACCTGGTGGACATCACCTGGCTGCTCCTGGCCGTCGTCGTGCAGATCGGCGTGTTTCTGGCAGCGTTGGGGATGCTGCTGGTGACCAACACGCGGCGTCCGCGTGGGATCGATCCCGACGTGCTCACGCCGCGCCTCATGCGCACATCGGACGAGTCACTGCTCAAAGATCCGCTTGGCATGACCGCTTCAGAGCTTGCGCGTGCGGCGGTGCTGCTGCCGGATGGCAACTCCTATGGCAGGCGCAAGCACGATGATCGCGAGATCGTCAAGCGCGTGATTGCCAAAATTGAGTCGCTGGACAGCCCGCGGCCACACGCCATGCCCGATTGGGCCAGCGCGGTGATCGCCGACCATACGGAGACCCCGTAGACGCAGCCACGCCCCGGATCTCAGCAACGAGATCCGGGGCGTGTGGGCGATCACCGCGCTTCCTCCACGGCAGCGTCGTGAGCGCCGACCGTGTTGCCCGCCGTCAAAGACGCGTATCGTTCATCGCGTACTGACCTTCTGGTGAACTGGCTCGCTCTCGCGGGTTTCTTCAGCCCTCACCATGAGCTTATATTTCCAAACCTTCCAGAACTTCAGCGCGCGCGGATCCATTGCGCGAATACGATCATCATCAAACACACGCCATTCCTCAATCGCGTGGTTCTCGCACCCAATCGCCATGCGATCATCGTAGATACACACAAACCACGTCAGTCCAGTGATGGTGCTAACTCCACCTGTCGCGCCTTCCAGGTTCGCGCCTTCCAGGTTCGCGCTACGCAGGTTCGCGCCGTCCAGGTTCGCGCTACGCAGGTTCGCGCCGTACAGGTTCGCGCCGTACAGGTCCGCGCCGTACAGGTCCGCGCTACGCAGGTACGCGCCGTACAGGTTCGCGCCGTACAGGTTTTCAACCTCGGCAGTAAAAAGAATACTGCCGTCTTTCCATGAAGTGATGGTGATACTCATGATTATGCTCTCCTGTTGTCTGCTTGTCACACTATCCATGCCCCGACAAAAGTGCGAGTGTGGCAACGTTGCCAATAGCATTACGTGTTCGACTTGCGTGCATCAGCCCTCACCAGGAGCGGATCTTTCCAGGACTCCCAGAACTTCAGCGCGCGCGGATCCATTGCGCGAATACGATCATCATCAAACACACGCCATTCCTCAATCGCGTGGTTCTGGCACCCAATCGCCATGCGATCATCGTAGATACACACAAACCACGTCAGTCCAGTGATGGTGCTAACTCCACCTGTCGCGCCTTCCAGGTTCGCGCCGTACAGGTTCGCGCCGTACAGGTCCGCGCCGTACAGGTTCGCGCGACGCAGGTTCGCGCCGTACAGGTCCGCGCCGTACAGGTTCGCGCCTTCCAGGTTCGCGCCTTCCAGGTTCACGCCTTCCAGGTCCGCGCTACGCAGGTTCGCGCCTTCCAGGTTCGCGCCTTCCAGGTTCGCGCCTTCCAGGTTCGCGCCGTACAGGTTCGCGCCGTACAGGTTCGCGCCGTACAGGTTTTCAACCTCGGCAGTAAAAAGAATACTGCCGTCTTTCCATGAAGTGATGGTGATACTCATGCATGCTCTCCTGTTGTCTGCTTGTCACACTTGGCACGGCTTCCAGAATATGGCTGGTGGTAATCTCCGTGTCTGCACTCCTTGCCTTTGATACCCTTCACCGTGCTTTTCAGATTGCCGTCCGCATCCCCCACGCGGCGCGGACGCCAGATGTAGACCGTGAAATCCCGCATCACATCGCTCGCTTCTGCGGCGCGGCTGCCGCAGCGAGGATCGCATCCGCTGGCAGGCGCAAGCACGATGATCGCGAGATCGTCAAGCGCGTGATTGCCAAAATTGAGTCGCTGGACAGCCCGCGGCCACACGCCATGCCCGATTGGGCCAGCGCGGTGATCGCCGACCATACGGAGACCCCGTAGACGCCCCCACGCCCCGGATCTCAGCAACGAGATCCGGGGCGTGGGGGCGATCACCGCGCTTCCTCCACGGCAGCGTCGTGATCGCCGACCGTGGCAGGCCAGCGATAAAAATCGCCTTGCGTGTGCCCGTCAAAGACGCGTATCGTTCCGCGGACGCCTGCCGCGTCCGCGACCAACGCAATCGCGGCAGACGGAGTGAGCGCGTGAACGCGCTCACTCCAGTCCGCTGCCGCTTGGGCGATACCCAACTCGGCCCGCATGTGCCTCATACGCCGCATAGTGCGCATCGCGCGCCTCGCGCGCCGCCTCCACCGCCTCCCAGGCGGCAAATAACGTACTTCCCTCGCCCGACACCGCCAGGTACCAAGCGGCGTCTTCCACCGCTTCTGCGTCAAACGCGCTCCCCGCGCCCAACACCGCCAGGTCCCAAGCAGTGTTGTACACTGCTTCTGCCGCCTTTACGATGACTTCGATGTCTGAGGCATGCGCCTCCGACACGGCCTCATACGCCGCAGCAGCGGCGCACGCCTCCGCATAGGCCGCGGCCTCCTGCTCGGCGTTGCCGCCGCGGCAGGCGATGATCCACGCCACATACGTGGCGGTCTTGTTGGTCGCGGCCTCCGCAGTCCATTTGGTTGCAGTTTCGGTTGTCATTGGGTGCCTTTCTGGCCGCATCTGCGGCCTTTGTCGGTGCGACGCTGCCGCACAATCGCGGCGGCGTCAGCTGCTGTCAAGCGCCTCTACGCGCAGTACTGCGTCAAAGACGCGTATCTTGCTTCCGCCGCTTCTGCGGCGCGGCTGCCGCAACTGCGGCGCGCGCGTCCGCATACGCGAACGCGTATGTGTCCGCTTCCTCAGCCGCGAACGCCACTGACGCCGCCGCGTATGTCATCTCCTCCGCATCATCCGCTTCCTCAGCTGCGGCATATGCGTCGCTCGCCGCGACGTATCTTGCTTCCGCCGCGATTGCGGCGTCGAATGCCGCCTCCGCCGTCGCGCGCGCCGCTGCGGTTTTTGTCATGGTCTTTGTCATTGGGTGGCTCGCTTTCTTCTTTTCTTGCTTCTTGATAGTATTATACCAGATATATCTGGTATGTCAAGCCCCAATCTGCCCCCCGTTTTGACGGCGCGCTGGGGGCAGCTGGGGGCGTTACGTCCTTATTTGTCCTGGTAGTTGAGGGCAATGACGGTCGGGGTCATGTACATCCGACCGTCAGGATGACGGATCGGCTCGAGGCCACCAAAGGAGATGAGCTCGCGCGCATAGAGCGCGCGAAGTGTCGCCACATGCAGTCCTGGCGTGGATATGAGGACTTCGCCCCCACAGCGCGCGATGAACGCGATCATGTTCGCCTGTGCTTTGGTGAGTTTCATTGGCTCGCTTTCGTTTTTTGACGGCGCGCTGGGATCGAGCTGGGCTCGTTACGTCCGTTCGGCGGCGGATGCGGCAGCCGCAGCGGCATCCGACTCGGAGTCCTCCGACGCTGCCGCATCCGCCGCCCGCGCCACCGCATCCGCCACCGACGCCGCCGCCGCATACGACGCGAGCTCCGCTCGCGCGACATACCACGTCTTGCCGCGCTTCACCGCGCGCAAGCTGCCCGCACGGATCAGGCGCGCCAGGTGGCTCGCGTCGTAGCCACTCTCGATGGCGGCCCGGGTGGTCGTCCACCAGCCGCCACGGTACGGTCCCCCAGCGGCGCATTGCGCCAGGTTCCAAACCTCCATCCCGCTCAGTTTGCCCGTATTCCCCGCAAGCGCGCTTGAGCTGATCGTGCGCTCCAGCTGCGCAACCGTTTCGTCTTCGGTCGCCTGGCGAAGATCAGCAATCAGCACAACTAATTGCGGGTGCTGGCGGGCGATCTTTGCCAGCACGGGGTCAGGAATGGTGTACATGCTTCCCTCCCCTTCGCCGCATACGCTGCGGTAGTTTTGACTTCGCATACGCGGCCTTCCTGGCCGCATCTGCGGAGTCCGCCGCATCCCACGCGGACTCCACCTCCTCCCACTCCGCCTCCGCGGCATCCGCCGCCGCAATCGCGGCGGCGTATGCAATCGCGGCGGCATCCGACTCGGAGTCCTCCGACGCTTCCGCATACGCCGCCCGCGCCCGCGCCACCGCCGCCGCCGCCACCCTGGTCGTCATGCTCTGTCCTTCCTGGCCGCAGCCGCCTTCGCCGCTGCGACATTCGCAGCGGCCTTCGCCTTCGCCTTCGCCGCATACGCGGACGCATACGCGGCCTTCGCGGCGTCTGCGTCCGCGTCCGCTTTCGCCTCTGCCGCGTATGCGGCGCGGTATCGCGCCTCCGCTGCATCCGCCTTCGCCAACGCCGCATACGCGGCCTCCCGCGTGAGCGCGGCCTCCTCCGCTGCGCGGTATCGCGCCTCCGCTGCGCGGTTTGCCGCCGCGGTTGTGGCCTTCGCCACCGCCAACGCGGCGGCGGCGGTTCGTGTGGTTATGGTCATCATGGTCGTGTCCTCGCTGCCGCAGCGGCGGCGGCCTTCGCCGCAGACGCCGCGAGGACCGCATCCGCAGTTTGGTCAACTGCGACGCGGGCCTCCATGTACGCCTCCCGCGCCGAGTCCTCCTCGTAGCCCGCTATCTCGACTGCGTGGCGTGCGTCCGCTTTCGCGTACGCCTCCCGCGCCGAGTCGTACGCGGCGTCCGCTTCCGCTTTCGCCGCCCGCGCCGAGTCGTATCTTGCTTTCGCCGCGACGAGGAGGATCGCGGCCCTCTCGGCGTATAACGTGTCGGCTGCGAATGTCGCCGTCGCCCGCGCCGCCCGCGCCGCGGTTGTCATGGTCTTTGTCATGGTCGTGTCCTCGCTGCCGCATCCGCGGCCTTTGTCGCTACGTGAAGATGTATGTCGCCAGGGCTAGCCCTCGCATTCGCACGCGCCGCCGAGGCGGGCGGCGCAGTTATGATCGTGCTTGTTGACCGCAACAGCCGTTGCGGTCACGAGTTGCAACCCGTACAGGGCTGGCTGGTCAACCAGATTGCCCGGTGTCTTGAACCGATTCAGCGTGATTGTCCAGGTCTTCCTGGTGGCGTCGTAGACGCCACCGAACTTCTTCGCATTCGCCACGCCCTTGGCAAATGTGTTGCGGTCGATGCGGAAGGTGTAGGTCATTGGGTGGTGCCTTTCTGTCTGTATCTTGCTTCTTACTCGTATTATACCAGATATATCTGGTGTGTCAAGCCCCAATCTGCCCAGTTTGCCACCAGTTTTCGCAGACAGCACAACGCCCCGGCTTCGTCCGGGGCGAAAAGCGCCTGGGTGGATTTTGCGCTCGTCTACGCCTTCGTGCGTAAACTACTGGACACCTTTCGTCCTTGACTGGTCAGTTCCGGAAATGGACGTACGGGCGAAGCGCTCGTTGGTTGCGTGCCGCGCATCTCATGGATAATCGCAGCGGTGTTTTCTTTCGAGACACCCGCCGCTCTGCTGATGATCTCTTGACTGAGCTGACGATTATTGTCATCAGTCAGGATGACCAGTGCCAAGCTTCTGATCAGATCGTCTTTGGTTATGTAGACCCACTCGCCTGCTTTGATTGGTTCCGAACTGGTTGCAGGTGGTTCGGAACCGTTTGGTTCTGGCCGGTCTATAGGCCGGTCTACCGCGTCAGACTGCGTCGGAACTGTGTTTGATTGTGGTGCAGGGAACTGCTCCTGCTTGACAGAATGATCGCTCCACAGATCCGGCCACAGTGGCGCTTTGCCGCGTACCTCTTGAATACGGAACCAGAGCAGCCCAAATCCGCCAATGGCCACGAAGGTCACAAAGAGCAGTGCGCCTGGTTCCATGTCCGCCTCCTTCGTTTAGTCAACGACCAATGCCAACTCGGGAATCATATCTCCGATAATAATAACACCAATTGCCAGTAGCCATGGCGTGTGCATGGCCAGGAGCGCCGCGCCGTAGGCTTGCCAGTTCCACCAGGCCGAAAGGGCCAGCGCGCCAAAGTAGAGCAACCACCAGAGCAACACCCGCCGTGCCATCTGCCGTGCGCCCCATTGCACCACGGACAAAATCACCTGCAGCACGACCGTGCCGACGAACACCCACGGCTGCGCAACAATCGCCAGCGTGATCTGCCAAGGCTGCAGAATTGGCGCAGCCAACCCGCGCGAACCGTAGAACGTGCCAAGAATAGACAAGACGATCAACCCCCAGGCGGCGATATGGATCAACAGAATAAGGAGACGCTCAACCAGCGCGCCGTCAATCATACCAGGGCGTCGGCGTGGGCGTGCCACGCGTCCGTTATCAGCCCGCAGGTCAGAAACGCCGCGCCGTAGGCTTGCCACGTCCAGGAGTGGACTTGCCACGCGTCCGTTATCAGCCCGCACGCCGTTTTTCAGATCTTCCGTTGTGACCGGCATCTCCCGACCCTCCTACGACAATCATCACACATCACGATTGTTTACCGCTCCTCCTCCATTGCCCGCAGTAGCGCGGCGCGGCAAGCGCCGTCTGCGGGGTGGCCCCATGTCCCGTTGCCTGCCACTGCCGGTATCATGGCGCGGGCTCCCGGCGTTGCACATGCAGTACCACGCCGCCATCGATCCAGCGGATCCGGAGATACACGCCACACGCACACCAGATTACGTCGCCACTGATGCGACTGCTGAGATTCAGCAGCCGTTTGCACTGGGGACAGTGTGGTGCGGTCATGGCGTCCCCCACGTCGATCCGCCCGAACTGCCTCCGCCCCCAGCCGATCCCGGCACCAGCGTGGGTTCAGGCGGGGCCGGGACGAACTGGCCATCGACAATCATTTCCACCGAAGTGGTGGCCACCGGCAGGTTCGGCGCGCTGGGTTCGGCGCGCTGCGCTGGCGCGGGTTGCTCAATCGTGACGGGCGGCGCAACCGCTTGCACGGGCGCATCCTGGTTGACGATGCGCGGCGCTGGCGCGGCGCTGGTGGGTTGTTGGGCAGGCTGCGCTGGCGTGGTCGGGGCGAGTGGTTGCTGCCAGGCCTGATATTCCATCAGCACCCGTTGGGCAACCGTGTAGAGCAGCAGGATGAGCGCCACGGCGAATACGGTATTGATCAGCCAATACTGATGTTTGGCACGCCGAATGGCGGCCTGGTTGGGGAGTGTTTTCATCGTGTTCCCTTCTTAAATCGATAATGGCGCGCATGGCGGTCGCTGCAACGTGCAACAACATCGTCGGTCATCATTTTGTTCGCTCACTCTATCCATGGTGGGTCTCCTCCTCGTGAGGCGGCGTGGTAGAATGGCCACGCCGCGCTTGCTCAGTCCACGTGCGGACATGCTCCCGCGCTGGTTCCACAGCGCGGGAGCGACCCATTAATGACGTGCGATAACCTCCGTTTCGCGCGTGCCAACCTCTGCTACGAGGCGGCGAATACTGCTCAGGCTTTTGGCATCGCGTTCAATGGCCATGCCAACCACCTGCTCAAGCTGCTTCCAGGCCAGTTTGTAGGTGGCCACCTCGACCACTTCACGTGTCACCACCTGCTCAGCAACACTCGCGAGCTGCTCACGGTGTGCCACGGCCTGTTCAGCCTGGCGGATCGCCTGCTCACGGTGTGCCAGCTGCGCTTCACGCGCTGCCAGAGCGCTGGTCACATCCTGGCGTGGCTGAACCAGGTGCATCAGATACACGGCAATGGTTGCCGCAAATCCTGCGTGCAGCCATGGCCCGATGCCAACGAGTGCCCCATTCAGGTCGAGGGCCACCAGCGCCCCAAACAGCGCCGTAATGCCGATCGCGGCCCATGTCCAGCGACCACGCCGGCCAGCACGTGCGCCCATAATGGCCGCGATCATGGCCCCGTCGATCGCGGCCATCGCGGCGATCCCGCCGATGGTCACAAACCAGGGCAGCATGCCAACCACTTCGGCAGGCATGCGCTTGCTGATATACCACTCGGCAATCTGGAGGCCCTGCGCGAAGAACAGCGCGCCGATCGGCCATTTCTCCCAGTTGTTCAGCGTGTCAGGGGTCATGGCGTCCCCCACGTCGATCCGCCCGAACTCCCACCGCCGCCTGCCGAGCGATGAGCGGAATCGGGCCAGCGGAATCGGGCAGCGGGTCGCGCTGCTCCTGTTGCCGGAGTGCCAGGAAGTGCGCCCAGCTGGCCGCGTCCGTGATCGATTTGAGATAGGTAGAGGCACTGGTCATGGCACCTCCTGCTCGTCCGTTGCAACGGCGTCGGCAATCTGCCGCAGTGTCGCGACGATCATGATCCGGTACGCCGCGAGTGCGTCGGTTGTTTTTGTGAGCTGCTCATACACCTCGTGCAACTCCAGGGACTCACCTCGCGCATTCCACCGCTGCGCGGCCTGCTCTGGCGTATCGGCTGCTGGCCCACACGCGCCGCACACCGGATCGCAGTCAACATACCACCGATTCCGCGTGCGCCGCAGTTCGGCGGATTGTCCACAAAATGGACATGGCGACACGGCAATGCCAGCCACCTGGCGGACGATGTCCGTCATGCTGATGGTTTGTTTCATCGGTTCGCGCCGGGTGCGCCGGGTGCGGTGACCTTTCTGCTGCTGCGCGCTCATGTGCGCGCCTGCCGAGCGATGAGCGGAATCGGGCCAGCGGAATCGGGCAGCGGGTCGAGGCGCAGCATGTCGCCTGGTGCGCACGGCACCCAGGCACACAGCGCCGCCAGCGCCGCCAGCGGAACCTCGCGGATGGTGTTGTTCAGCAAGCGCTGCACGGAACTGCGCGCGGCTCCGGTCTCCGCCACAATAACGCGGATGCCGATACGCCGCTTTTCCTTGAGCTCCTTGTGCGCCACAAGGATACGTAAATGACTCGACACGACCACGACTCGCTCCTTCTCTTGCCTTCATGTGGTTGCAAGTGTAGCACATTCTTGCTTTTTTGTCAATCTAGAGATTGCAACAACATATCACTTGACTTTTGTACACTCTTGTGGTATGATACGGATGTAAGACAAGAGGGAAGGAAACGAAATGACACACGCACCTATCACCAGTCAGCGCTTCTGCTGCAAATATTGCGACACAGATGTTGCAATCGAGGTGGAGATCGGCGGCGATCTCAGCTACGTCTGCCAGAACGAGCACTGCAAGTGGGCGTGTTCGGTCGATTGCCCTGAAGCGCTCCACCTGAAAATGGTGGAGCGGGTCGCGTGTTCGGTCGATTGCACCAGCAATCGACCGAACACGCGATAAGGCCGCCAGCTGTCCCAGGGACTCCGGATTGTCTGGGACCGGGGTGCCTACTTGGTACCATCGGGTACCAGGGGCACTATCATTCATCGGGTGGAGGGCGGGCGCGGACCATTGCGAAGCAGCCCGCGCGGGGCGGCAGTGTTGGCATGTTGCCGCCGTTGCAGTATGTGAAAGGAAAGCCGCGTGACGAACGAACTGCTGGAATTGGCCAACGAATTGGCCGATGACTTTCCCAGCTTGCCGTGGGGAGAGCTTTGTACGATGGCCAAGGCATTGCTGCCAGCAATGCGCATGTATGCCGTCCAGTGGGATACCGATGTGCTGGCCAGCCAGCAGGAGCTCGGCCAATTGGTCTGATGCGCCAACGCGACATGCGGCGTCGCAACGTACCACGGATTGCGCGGGAAGGTGTTGTTCGGCCTGTTAGCAATGCCCAAACCGCACGCAATCCGTGGTACGTTGCGACGCGGAAACCACGCGACGAACATTGGTGCGTGCGCGTTGCCGCGCGATAGGTGGAGTATCGGCAATCACATTGTCCCTGTCAAGATGTCTATTGGCTCTTGACAGGGACAATGATGCATGCGATAATCATCGTTGTCAGCGAAGGAGGAGGTATGGCAAAGATCATCTCAAAGGCGTTGCGCGTGCGGATGCACCACTCGGTGCACCTCAAACGTGCGGTGCCACTCGAGGAGGTCGCCCGCGGTGCCCGCGTGAATCGGAACGCGCTGGCCCGCTTGGAGGCGGGAGAAACGGAACGTTTCGACGGCCCGATGATGGCACGCCTCTGCGTGTTTTATGGCATTGGGCTGGGGGCGTTGCTGGAGCTTGATCCCAGCGACGACGACGAACGTACAGATAGTCCAATCTTGGCAAGATTGGACTACACGATTGAGTATAGCGCATGAGCTATACCATCGACTACGACCGGGTCGCGCACGGCTACGCGCTCGTGCTCGACGATGTGCCACGCGGCATCTTCCGCAGCGACCGCGCCGCGCACGACGCAGCGGCGCGGATGATCAGCGACCGGCGGAGCTACGACATGGAGCGGCGCGCGCTCACGCAGCAGTACCAGCGCGCCAAGGAGGTGGTTGATGAAGTGGTAACGGAAGAAACGCGCCGCTGTTTGCCACAGGGGCGCGGTCGCATAACGTGAAGATGCACCGACAGGACGGCGCGTGTTTGCCATCCTGTCAAGAGAGGAACCGAACCGATGTACGAACCATTGCATGCGCCGTTAGCCGACTATGCCACCGCGGATCACGATCTGCTCGCAGAGCTTGATGGCGTGCGCTACCACCGCGCGGAAATCGTGATCAAGAAAACCAACGGCAGCTACGCCGGGGTCTACTGCGATTATCGATCGTGGGATAAAACAGCTGCCGGGATCATCAGCAGGCAGCAGCAAATCATTGATCATCAGCAGGCGGCACTCGCACTCCTCGCGCAGCGCGCCAATGACAATGAGGAGGCGGCCACGCGCCTCCCGACCCTGGCGAACAACGCCGTGCGGCTATCTGCCGAGAATGTGGCGCTGCGAACGGCGGTTGCCGCGTTGCAGGCAGAGTTGACCCGCGCATTGAACGAGCGCACGAGTTACGAACACGATCAGGCGGAAGAAGTTGCCACGCATGCCCAGAACGGCAGCTATCTCACGTGAGACGTTGCCGCCGAGATGTACATCAACCGACGCCGCTGGTAGCACACCTGCGTGGTACCAGCTGCTCGCACGGATAGTAAGGTAACGGTATGGCTGCTGCACTGACCCGCTTTCCAACGCGCCAGATTGCCCCAGAAAGCGCACCTGATTGCTACAATCTCGAGGCCGAGAAGGCGATCATCGGCTCGATTCTCTTGAATCGTGATGCCGTCATCGCAATCAAAGACTGGTTTGTGCCTCAAGATTGTTATCTGGCGAGCCATCAATACATCGTCAGCGCCGCGCTTGATCTCGCCAACGCCGCGACGCCGCCTGATACCATCGCCGTCATGGAACGGTTACGCCAACGCGGCCAATTAGAGGCCGTTGGCGGGATTACGACCCTCACAGAATGTATGCAAAGCGTGCCTACCAGCTACCACATTGAACACTATGCTCAAATTGTCATGCGGCTTTCGTGGCAACGTCAGGCGCAACACCAGGCCAGTCGGATGGTCAGTGGCCTGTATGCGCCTGACTGCAATCCCAACGAGCAACTGAATCAGTTAGAAGCCTGGGTCAGCGATCTGCGGAAGAATCTGCGGAGTCGCAGTACGCTGCGGACGTTCGCGCTTGACGAATTATGGGCGCAGTATCACCCGCCGCTGGGAGAGGTTGCCCAAGGCATTGTGTACGAAGGGCTCACCCTGTTGAGTGGCAAGCCAAAAATGGGCAAGAGCCTGATTACCATTGACCTCGCGGCTGCGATTGCCAGCGGACAGCCAACACTCCACAACGCGCCAACGATCCAAGGTGATGTGTTGTACTTAGGCCTGGAAGACTCGGAAGCCACGCTGCAGGAGCGCTTTGAAGCGGCATTTGGCGGACGGCCCGTGGGCGTCGCGATTGAATATCGCACTGATTGGCCGAAGAGTGACGCCGGTGGCATTGAGGCCATTGATGGTTGGCTCGCCATGCACCCCAACGCCCGCTTGGTCGTGATTGACACCTTGGCACGGATTGCGCCCAAGCCCGATGCCCGCAACAGTGGCTACCAAGCCGATTATGACAGCCTCGAACCCTTGCACCGCATTGCGAGCACGCATCCTGGTTTGGCGATTATTGTGGTGACACATAGCCGCAAGGCCAGCGCAGACGATGTGCTCGACGAAGTATCCGGTACCACCGGCAAAACCGGAGCGGTTGACCATGTGATGGTCATGCGCCGGGTGCGTGGCGAGATGCAAGCCGAGCTGCATATCCATCCCCGGCGAGCGGCCTCCAGTGAGCGTGTGATTACGTTCGATCCGATGACCGCGACCTGGTCACTCGGCGGCGATCTGCGCACGGTCAGGGCGAGCGGCATGCGCCAAGACATCGTCGAAGCGTTAGCAGTAGAGGCGATGTGGCCCAAGGACATTGCCGAGAGCGTGGATTGCGACCGCGCACACGTCCGCAAGGCACTGGCGAGCATGAAACGCCAGGGGCTCATTGAGAGCAACGACCAAGGCCGCTACAAACTCACGGCCCAGGGTCGCGATCTTGCGTCTGATCCCACACCTGATCCCACAAAAAACGAAAGATCAGCGGGATCAGCGGATCAGGGATCAGACCTCACGCACAGCTCTCGGTCAATGCGTGGGTTCGATAGCCCGATCTCAGACCAATTGGTCGTTGATCAAGGTCTGATCCCTGATCCCGCTGATCCCGCTGATCCACACAAAAACAACGGATCAGGCATGGATCAGGCCGATGCGTTGGATCGATTGCTGAAACGTGTACCACCCCGCGAGCGATTCTATGTGCGGATGTATCTGCGGTCAGAGAAAGACAGCGATCAACGCACGGCGCGGGTGAAGCTTGATCGGTACGGTCTGAACTATGCAGCTGCCTATCAGGCGCTGCATGGACGCGAGCCGCCAGAACTGATGGAGTAGCGCAGCCGGATCGTTGGCATTGGCCCGCCTGGGGTGGGGCTATCTTGACACAGCCCTGATCCGCGCGCTCTGGAGGTCTCTCTCTCTACCCCCCCTATATATACATGTATATACTAGAGACACACGATAACGTGAACGAAAGCGGATAGTTATGAGCAATCTTCGCGCCATCTCCCAGAAGCTCCTGAAAGACGCCCGCGCCCGTATCACCTGTGTCGTGTGCAAACGCAGCAATCAGGCGTGCAGCAGCCGGGCGCGTGTCTGCCAAGACTGCAATCGCGATATGGCCGCCACCGTCTGCCATATCGACCGCATGCGGCACGCCGCCGAGAACCGCGTGGATCGCACGCGGGCGACGTTTGAGCAGGCCCGTGTGCGCGCACCAGAAGCCCTGCACGCCCGCTTTGCGGCCTACACCGAGGCACGGATCGCCGAACACCCCAACGCGCTCTTGGCCGAAACCGCCGCCCGCTTTGGCAGCAGCGGCCCGCTCTCGGATCGCATCCGACTGTGGCTGGACTATCAGGACGCAGGCGAGGCCTATCACGAAAGCCAGCAGTGGGCGGTGCAGTGCGCGGGGGCGCTCCAATGACCGAGGTCAACCCGCCGCAACCCGCCGGATTGCAATCCGTGCGGCGTGTCACCCAACTGCGCTTGCCGCTGCATGTGCCCGGCCCCGATTGGCAGACCCAGGAGCCGCACGCCAACGATCTCAGACCAATTGGTCTCACGCTGGCCAATGCGAGCCAGGCGCAGTTGGGTGACGTGACGCCTGCGCAGCGCCGGGAGGTCGTGACACAGGCCAGGAGCAACGGTACGCCAACGGCAGCGACGATCACGCAGGGAGCAGCGACCGACAAGCAGCCAAAAGACGTTGCCGTATGGGGTGCGACTGCGGCAACGGTTGACCTCGCACTGGCGTGGCATGACGGCGAATCGTCGCTGACCTATCCCTCCGGCAAACGCGTGTGCAGCAGTCAATGGTCGCTGATACGCAACGCGATACAGACGTTTGCCGCGCAGCGAGCGATGTCCGCGCCGTTCGACCAGCACATGCAGACGGCGCTGCGCCTCCAGCGGTCGCTCGCGACGAACATGCTCCACTGGCTCGAGGATCGCCGCACCGTACGCCAGCTGGCGGTCGATCTCATTGCGGCGCTTGATGCGCTTGATGCACCCGCCCCAGCAGGCACCGACCCGCTGAACAGAAAGTGATGGAATTGCAATGATCCTGACGATCCCGCGTCCGGCCTACAAGACGTCCATGCGGACGATTGCTGCCGCCTTTGGCGTATCGCAACGCACGCTGTACACCGCCATACATGATGGCCGCCTGACCCGCAGCGCGCGCGTATTTACGCTGGAGGTGCGCAGCGCGGGCACCTACAACACGCCGCGTGCCATCCCCGCGAACGTGCGCTGTGCATGGTGTGCCGCGTGCCTCACCAAACGGCAGTCGCACTGTGTCTATTGCAGCAAGACATGTGCCAGTCGGGCCGTGTGGTATCGCCGAAAACAACGCGCGGGGGCGCTCCAATGATGAACCACACACCGCTGACCAACCATCCCCGCACGCGCTGCCTGCACGGCAACCGTCGCCGTCGCATTGTCGGGCGCGGCCTGTGGAGCGTCTGTTGGCGCGATCATCGCGCTGCCTACCCGGTGCAGGTGCGCGGGTCGAAGCCGAAACCAACCAGCAACCGCACGATTGCGAAGCTGATTGGCAAGGCACCGGAAACCGTGCGATTGGCGCGGCTGGCCGGGCGACTGGTGGAGACGGATACCGGATGGGAGATACGGCGATGACGATTCGTGTATTTAGCTACGGCGGCGGTGTGCAGTCCACGGCGGCGCTGGTACTTGCCGCGCAAGGCAAGATTGACTATCCGCTGTTTCTGTTTGCCAACGTTGGCGATGACAGTGAGCATCCCGCGACACTGGCGTATGTGCGTGATGTGGCAATGCCGTATGCAGCGGCCAATGGCATTGAGATTCGGGAGTTGCAAAAAAGAATGAAGCGCGGAAGTCGGGCGGGGGAGGTAGAAACAATCTACAGTCGCGTGATGAACAATCGGTCACAGGTCATTCCCGCCTATTTCGCGAAGAGTGGCGCGCCCGGCAACCGCAGTTGCACCAGCGATTTCAAAATTAAAATCATCGCCGCCGAGCAAAAGCGGCGCGGCGCAACGGCTGATGATCCCGCCATAGCAGGACTCGGTATTTCGATTGATGAGTATCAGCGTATGCGGCTTGATAGTGGTATCGCGTGGCAACGGGTTGAATATCCCCTCATTGACTTACGACTTACGCGGACTGATTGCCGGGCAATTATCGCACATGCAGGGCTGCCGATTCCCGCAAAAAGCGCGTGTTATTTTTGTCCGTACCAAAGCATGCGACACTGGCGCGATCTCAAGGAGCATGAACCGCAGTTATTCGCACATGCGGTTGCGCTTGAAAAACGCTTGTTAGATGTGGCAGCAACTCGCGACGATGCTCTTTATTTAACCCGCGCCCTCATCCCACTCGAGGAGGCGGTGCAAGGCACACAACATGAATTTGATTTTGAAGATAGCTGCGAGACCGGCTATTGCATGACCTAGGAACGCCGATGACATCCGAACACGACGACTGCGGCATTTCGGACGTGGTATGCGGAGTTTGTCGCACGGCAAGAAGCGAAGAAGCCGATCAAGACGATCCCGCCGAAACAGGAGACGTTCTGGTACGCACGTGCGCCTATTGCCACGAACCCGTCCCCGCTGGCGAAACCTACGAGCGCCATCTGCACCGGCGCTGCTACCAGAAATGCTACCGCGCTGGCACGCTGGATCGCTATCCACGCCGCCCGACCGGACGACCACGGAAGGAAACGAAATGAGACGCGCCGCACGCAAAGACGCCAACCATAACCAGATTGCACAGGCATTACGCGACGGGGGCTACCGTGTGGCCGAAACGCACCAGCTTGGCGCGGGCTTTCCGGACTTGACCGTTGGCGGCATCCATCGCACCACGGGGCAGAAACAGATTTGGCTGATGGAGATTAAGGACAAAACGGGCACGTTAACCATCGATGAAGCGACGTTTCACCAGGAGTGGTTCGGCTATGTCTCTATCGTGCGAACGGTTGACGATGCGTACCGGCTCGTAGGATTGCTGTAAGCCCCGCTGAGGCCGCCCACGCGCCGAACGTGGGGAATGCGACGGCACGACGCAAAAGCCGCCCCGTGCCTCCTGCCTGTCGAGCTTGTGAGGTGAGGCGGCGTATCAAAGTGTACCATATCTCTACGCACCGCTTCTTGATTGTTGTGCTATACTCTTGGTGTGCCTGTCGAATTGCGCTATCTCGCTGAGGTAGCCCAGCTTGGCGGGCGTTTTGCATTTTGACACCTCATATCGCTCCTCGAATTACAACGCCCGATCTGGCAAGATCGAAGCGATTATTGTCCATTCCAGCGAAGGTGTCTTCCCCACCGATTTGCAATGGCTGTGTAACCCCCACTCCCACGTCAGTAGCCATTATCTGATTGCGCCCAGCGGCGACATCTATCAGCTCGTTGCCGATGACAAACGCGCCTGGCATGCCGGGATGGGCGTGGTTGCGGGCAACACCGACCCCAACAACATCGCGATCGGGATCGAAGTCAGTCACATGCACGGCATCCCCTACACGGCCGTGCAACTTGACCGCCTCACGACGCTCTGTCAGTCGCTCATGCTGATGTATCACATTCCGCCCGCGCTGGTCTTGAGCCATCGCAGCGTGGCGAGGCCGAAGGGTCGCAAGTCCGATCCCACGTCGCCGCCGCTGTCCCCTGAGCTGGCGTTCCGCGTGTGGGCAAACGGACTCGTAAAAATCACCCAGGCGTAGTGTCGGGTATCCTGCAGATTGGCTAAGTGAGGCTTCATGACCGAGCAATTTTCCGATCCGATGCAGATTATCACCACCGCACGCCAAGCGATTAACGAACGCGATATTGCCTATGGCGATGCCTTTAGCGCCTATAAGGCGAGTGCCCCGACACACGCCGAGGCGCTCGTGCAGATGGTGCGTCGCCAGGCCGATCCCGAGAGCGTGGCCGCCTACAGCATTGCGGTCAATCATTTTATCGACACCCGGCGTATTTTGGACGATGCCCAGATTGACCGGATGGTGGGGGCCACGACACTCTTGCAACTCTTGGAACTGCTCACACACGAGATCACCGTCTCACAAGACATTCGTGATCGGATCGCTCACCTCGAACGGCAACAAGCCACCCGCAAGCTCCGCGAAAGCGAGCGCAGCCAATGACACCACCCGATGATCACGCCCTTGCTCGGAGCCAGGAGCACCGTGCGTACGCCCGCGAGCATATGCACGATGCCCTGCTCGCCGTCCTGGCGGCGCATATGGAGGAGCTGCAGGCGCTGCTCGCGCGCAACGAACTCCGACTCCAAGTCCTGACCGACCGGGTACATGCGCGTGCAGGCGCGGGCGGCGAATGAACGAGACGGGCAACATTGACCACAGCAGTGGCGTGGCGGTTGGCAGCAGCAGCCAGGCCACGAGCCAGTCGGTGCATGTGCATGTCATGGGCATTGAGCAGGAGCCGCGCACGCAGGCGGAGAAGATCAACGCCATGTGGAAGATTGTGTCAACTGATGTACTGGATCGGCGCGAACGGCAGCGCGAGGCCGATGTCTGGCGGCGCACGATGCAGTATTGGCTGATTGGTCTCACGTTGTTAACGCTGCTGAATACGGGCCTGATTGTGGTGCGCTGGTGAGTCGCGCCGAAATCATCACGATTGGCCTGATTGTGGCGTTGGGTGGGAGTATCCTCGGCGCATGTGGCGTGCTGGTGTGGCGACTGACGACGTAGGAGAGGAGTATCGTCCATGGAAATGGCAAACATCCCCAATGACGCACGGTTTGTTGCGGTGGTGCATGCTGCGACTGATGTCGTGCTGTACAACCGGGAGGGCGAGGCGATGACGGTGCCCGCCAGCAAGGAAGGCTACTGGCTCACGCGTGGCTTTCGGCGGACGGTGCGCGATATCGCCGAACTGTTGAGCGAGGTGCTCGCGCTCGCCGCCGCCGTTGACGATCCGTGGGTTGCCTATGCGGATGCCTGTCAGGCATCCGGCTTTATTGATGGCAACGCCCAGGAGGTTGCCATTCACGCATTGCAGTTGTTCAGCGACGCGTGTAACAATCTCCACTTGGCGCTGCATAGCGCCTATCGCACACGAGGAGCGGACGAATGATTGTCGGCATTGATCGCGATCTCGGCAGAATCAATCTGCCCTTTCTGGACCGACTGATCAGTTACCCTGGTCGGCCGGCCCGCCGCGCCGTGTCGGGGGAGTTTGGCATTTTTGTGACGAAGCAACAGCGCCCGCGTATCGTGGACTACATCCGCCAGCTGGTCAACGGCGTGGAAACACTCGTCCCGGTCATTACCGGCTACGACACCATCTGGACCTCGATTACGCACAACGAGCGGGTGGATGCCGGTGCGCTCTACCAGGCGAATCAGGTGTTTGCCGGGGGCTCGACCCCCACCGCGCCGAGTGCGACCGCGTATTTTAACGTCATCGCCATCGCCAGCGCCGCACTCACCAAGGCCAAGACGGATTTGAGCCTGGGTATCGTGACGGCCAATGTGACGACCAACGAGTATACGACCATCGGCCTGTCGCGCGCCACCGCAACCACGCCGATAGGTGGCGATTACACCGCACCATCATCGCTCGGCGGCACCTTTAGCCAGCTTGTGACCAAGATCATGACCGTCTCGGGTGCAGGTGGCACGGCGTATGGTGCGGGGATCTTTAATTCCACGACCGTCTCTGGATCGAAGTTGTATGTTGAAGACAACTACAGTTCGACGGCGGTGTTGGTGTCTGGTGATACACTGACGACCAACGCCACAATCAGCAACTAGAGGCACCTATGGCCGCAACCATCAAACAACAGATCTACCAAACCTTGGTTACGACGACCATCACGCTCAACAGTTTGACCAACAACAGCTATGTGACCGGCGCTGCTGCCGGGGCTGACGCAACCGCTGCGGAGATCTGGGGCGATTGGGTTTTGACGTTGGGGAGTTTGACCCCGACCGGCACCCCGGTGGTCAAGCTGTGGTTGGCGCGTGCGCCCGATGGCACGGTGTACGAAGATATTCCCAGTCCACCGGCATTTGACGCGTTTGCAGGCGCGTTCTCGTTGACAACCGGAGCAGGTGTCAAGGTTGCGGTGCTGCGGGACCGACGCCTGCCCCCCGGTCTGTTCAGACCCGTGGTCCAAAACGTGAGCGGGGTGACGTTTGCGGGATCGGGCAATAGTTTGACCTTCCGTCCGCATAGCATGCAAAGCGTGTAGTCGATGCTGTTTCCGCGCTCGCCATTCGAGCAAATCCCCTCGCTGGCCGTCGATTTCAACGCGGCGAGCGAGTCGTACTCGTTTGGCGATCTGGCGACCGTGCCAAGCTCCGACGTGGATTTCACGGTCGAGACGTGGAATTACTTCACGTCGCTCGCGGGCTTTAAAGAATATGTGGGCAAGGCGACCAGTACCACCGGGTGGTATCTGATGGTCGCCTCTGGCGGCGGCACCAACTTTCAAATCGCCTTTGACGACGCCCGCGTGGCCTCGCTTGGCAATACGCAAGTTGTCAACGTGTGGACGTATCATTGCTTTGTCCACAATGCCAGCGCCAACACGGTCCAAGGCTATTACGCCAGCGAAGGCGGCACCCTCACCACCGGCACGCTCACCAGCGCGATTGCGGGTCCGACCGCCTCCACGGCAGCAATGCGCATCGGGAGCCAAGATGCGTTTCCGACCGACGGCGGCATTGTGCGACTTGCGGTGGTGCGGGTGTGGCGAGCCGCACGCAGCGAAAGCGAGCTCCTGGCCATCTGGAACAAGCGCTTTCTGCCGAATGATGCGCCCTATCCGGATCTGGCATTTGTGTGGGATGCCAATCTCGATGCGGGGATTGCGCCGCTGGATCACATAACCCAGACCGTTGGCACGTTGATCGGCAGTCCGACGATCTATTTTCAAGGCCCCGCGCTTGATTGGATTGCGTCGCTCCCAGAATGGCTGATTGAGGCGGCGGCGGGCGGAACCGCCTTCACGCGCACCTTCACCAGCGCGATTGCGCACACGGCAACTGTGGCCAGGGCGGCGGGATGTGCCCGCGTCCTCACCAGCGCGATTGCCAGCAGCGCCACCATCGTCAGAGTTGGCGCGTGTGTCCGCGTCCTCACCAGCGCGATTGCCAGCAGCGCCACCATCGTCAGAGTTGGCGCGTGTGTCCGCACCTTCAGCAGCGCGATTGCCAGCAGCGCCACCATCGTCAGAGTTGGCGCGTGTGTCCGCACCTTCAGCAGCGCGATTGCCAGCAGCGCCACCATCGTCAGAGTTGGCGCGTGTGTCCGCACCTTCACCAGCGCGATTGCGCACACGCGCACCCTGACGCGCACGATCAACGGCGGGGCGACCGCCGTTACCCGCACGATCAGTAGCGCAATTGCCAGCAGCGCAACCGTCACACGCGCGGCGGGATGTGTCCGCGTCCTCACCAGCGCGATTGCCAGTAGCAGCAGTGCGAGTCGGATCGCGGCCCGCACACGGGCGATCAGCAGCGCCATCGCGCAGTATACGACGATCAGCCGCGTGGCCGCAGGAGCGCGAACACTCACGAGCAGCATTGCGAGTAGTGCCGTGGTCAGTCGCACGGCCGGGCAGCTGCGCAGCATTGCGAGCAGCAGTGCGAGTAGTGCCGTGGTCAGTCGCGTGGGGGCGTTTGGGCGGTCAATCACCAGCGTGATTACGTTTTTGGCGACTCTGGTTCGCGGCAATGGGGCGACCGATGCACGCTATTTCCTGCCTGCCTACGCGCAAGGATTTCACCTTGCCCAGGCACCGACCGCACCCATGACGCCCGCGGCCACGTCCGCCATACGGCAACCACCGATGACGCCAACGCGGGATTTGGCCGCTGCCCAACGGCGCTATCTGGAGATCGTATGAGCGATACCACCGATAATCCGTACTTTTTGCTTCCCCCCGGCGCGGTCAAGCGCTTTGGGGTTGATTTGCAGCGCCTGCTGAGTACCGCGCCGACGACCACGATCACCAGTGCCACCGCCGTTATTACGCGAGATGGCGTGGTGGATACCGGGATTAGTGCCGGATCGAATGTGAGCAGTGGCCAGCAAACGAGCTTTTTGTTTAGCGGGGTCGCGATTGCCGAACTCGGCATGACCTGGACGGTTGATATTGCGATGGTGCTCTCCAACGGAGAGACGGATGTGCGGACGATCTACCTGCAGGCCGCGAGGGTGTCGTAATGGAGACGGAGACCGGTGGCCGGGACGATCTCCCTGCAGGCCGCGCGCAGCGCATGCTGATACGCGCGCCGCTGCGCATCAGCTTCTTCGGCGGCGGCTCCGATCTGCCGATGTATCGCGAGCTCACCGGCTCGGGCGGGTGCGTGTTGAGTTGCACGATTGATCACGCGGTTACCGTACGCACGCCTGCGGCGCAACGCGGATGTGCGTACGATGTCTCCAGCGCTGTTCCGCCTGGCTCCGGTCTCGGCGGCAGCGGAGCGCTGCATGTTGCACAGGCACTCCACGACCGCCCGCGTCTCTCGGGACATGCGCTGTTCCATGACGCCTGGCACCGAGAAACCGCGATGAACCGCTATTCCGGCTGGCAAGATGTGGCGGCCGCAACATTCGGCGGCCTGAACCGCTATACGTACGCGGATGACGTGCGCGTGGAATCCATTCCCATTCCGCCTGACCTCCACGGTCGTCTGCTCTTGTTTTGCACGGGCATCACCCGCGCGTCTCGCGACCCGCTCGCACAACAGGCGCATGCCATGGCCGGGCTGCTGGACACCATGCGAGACCAGGTGGTCTGCGTGGATGCGGCTGCGGAGGCGTGCCAACACCACCGGATGGCGACGTTCGGCGGACTCTTGCACGCGACCTGGGAACGCAAACGCACGCTGCCCGGCGTCACGAACGTGCGCATTGACGCGGCCTATGCGGCCGCGCGCAACGCCGGGGCGCTCGGCGGCAAACTTTGCGGAGCAGGCGGGGGTGGCTATCTGCTGTTGTTCGCGGAACCTGATGCACAGACGTCGGTGCGGCAGGCGCTGGCGGCATGTGCCATGCCCGAGTTGGTGTTTCGCCTGACGACGGACGGGGCACAGGTCGTACGCGACGACGTGGTGGGATAATGCGCAATGCCATTTGAAAAAGGACAATCCGGGAATCCGGGAGGCCGACCGCCAAAAATTGTTGAAGATGCCAAGCACAGCGTCCTGCTTGCGTTGTTCGATGCATGCGCCGAACGGTCGGTGGTGGCGAATATGATCCGCATTGCGAAAAGCCGCAATGCGCCGAACGCGGTCCCCGCGGCAATCTGGCTGTGGGATCGAAAATACGGCAAGGTCAAAGACCAGGTGGAACAGTCGGGTGGACTGACCATACGGGTGGTGTATGTCGATGAGTCGCCAGTTGACGAATGAACGTACGGTGCGCTTACCACGCCCGCATCCCGGCCAGCGCAGCATTCTGCGTGCGGCGCGGCGCTTTAACGTGGTGTGCTGCGGGCGTCGGTGGGGAAAAACCACGCTGGCACTGAATCTGCTGATGCAACCTGCGCTTGACGGCTATCCCGTTGCCTACTTCGCTCCAACGTATAAAATGCTGATTGCGTTTTGGCGCACCGTGCGGGAAATCGCCGACCCCGTGACGCATCGCGTCTCAGACCAAGAGCGTCGTATCGAACTTATTACCGGCGGCATTATTGAGATGTGGAGTTTGACTCAGCCAAACGTGGCGCGTGGTCGTAAGTATCGACGCGCCGTCCTGGATGAGGCGGCGATGGTTGATCGGTTGCTTGCTGCGTGGCAACAGGTGATTCGCCCCACGCTGGCCGATTTGCAAGGCGATGCGTGGTTTTTGAGTACGCCGCTTGGTGATAGCGATTTTCAACAGTTGTTTGCCTACGGCCACACCCTGCCCGACTGGCATGCGTGGCAGCGCCCGACGCACGATAACCCATTCATTGCTCCGGCAGAAATTCGCGCCATGGAGCGTGACATGCCGACGGATGTCTACAATCAAGAGGTACTCGCGCAATTCACCACGCTTTCCGCGCAACAGTTTTTGCCGAGCATGACCTTGTGGGATGCCTGCCAGGCACCGCCGACGCCAATCAATGCGCGTGAGCCGCTGGTGTGCGCATTGGATGCGGGAGTGGATAGCGACACCTTTGGACTTGTTGGGGTGGGCAAAGGTCTGACGGTGCGTTTGATTATGAACTGGGTTCCCACCGGGGACCCGCTGGACTATCGGATCATCGAAGCGGAGATCCGCGCGATGCTCACGCGCGTCAACGTTATCCAGATTGCCTACGACCCGTATCAGGCGCACTACTTGGCGCAGCGGCTCAGTGATACGGTGTGGTGTATGCCGTTTGGGCAGGGCGGGGATCGCTTGGAGGCTGATCGCCTCCTGCTTGATACGATCATGCAACGCGGGATTGCGCACGATGGCAACGAGCAACTCCGGGCGCATCTGTCACATGCCGACCGGCAGATGGATGCCGATGGTCGGCGCTTACGGATCGTCAAACGCGCACCGAACAAAAAAATTGACCTGGCCGTCTGCCTGTCGATGGCCTGTTACCGCGCCGTAACGGAGTTCCAATTATGACTGAGTTTGATCCCAACCGCAACGGCTCGGTGACCAAGGCCGATGTGCAACCAAAAAGCATTGGCAGCCCGATCTGGTTTAGCGTCGATCCGGGGATGTGGGCACCGAGTCTGAGCGGCGCGAAGAAGGGCTTGCCTGCCTGGTGGAGCCCGCTGCGTGATTCGGTGCTGCGGTCAACGTTGCACGTTGAGGACATGTGGTCTAGCGCCATTGCCAAGGCGACCACCAAGCAAGCGGCGCTCGGATTTACGGTGACTGATAGCACCGAGAGCGACCTGCGGATGGAGCGCGCCCAGCGCACGCTGTTGTTTTTCGATGGCGCGTGGACGATTGGGCTGCAAAAACATGTGCAGGATTATCTCTTGTGTGACAACGGCGCGTTTATCGAGGTGGAGCGCGTCAGCCGTGCGCCGTGGAGTCGCGTGCGCGCGTTGTGGCATCTCGATAGCGCCTGGTGCCGCCGCACCGGCAATGCGGACTATCCGGTCGTGTACACGGATGCGCGGGGCGAGATGCACCTGCTGCGCTATGATCAGGTCATCCATATGGCCGATCAACCATCGCCGCACCGCCAAGCGTATGGCCTCGGCTTGTGCGCCGCCTCGCGTGCCTGGACAACCATTATCAAGCTCGCGGCGATAGAAACCTACTTCGCCGAGAAGATTACGGGCAATCGCGCACTGGCCATTCATTTCGTGAACGGCATTAGTCAGGATCAGTTGGATGACATTAGCACATCGGCGGATGAGAGCCAGGCGCGCAAAGGATTCGTCTACAAAGGCAGCATCATCGTTCCGTTACGCGCGATGAGCGTGAGCCCGGAAGTCGTGACGATTGACCTGGCCAGTATCCCGGACGGGTTTAACGTGGAGCAAGAGCGCAAGGACGCCTATCTGCGCTATGCCAATGCCATTGGCATACCGGTGCAGGACATTCAGCCGCTTTCCGGCCAGGGCATTGGTACCGGCACGCAATCGGTCGTGCTGGCAGAGGAGGCCGAAGGGTACGGGCTGGCCAGCTGGCGGCGCACGCTGATGCACTATCTCAATAGCTGGGTGCTGCCACGCAAGATGCAGTTCGCCTGGACCAACTTAAACGATAGTCGGGAACGGCAGCAGAAGGCGCTGGCGGATAAGACGCGCATTGACGGGTTGGCGGCGGCGGTTGCGGCAGGAGCGTTATCCGGCGCGCAGATGACGAACATCATGGCCGATGAGAATATTATCCCGAAAGCCTTGGTGCAACAGGATCTGACCCCCGGCGGCGCGTTAGGCGATAACGAAAAGCCGAGCGATGCGCTCGCCGCACCGACCACCAAGGCCAGCGCCCGGAGCCTGGTTGATCAGGAGTGGGATGCGGCCATGGTGTGGGCGGAGGATGCACAGGAGTAAACAATCGTGACGACCAATGTTGCCAAACTGCAAGCCCTGGCGGCGGAACGCATCAGCGCCGTCACGCAGCGCATGACCGCAGGAGCGCTGCCGCCTGCGGAATGGGCACGCGAGATGGAGCGCACGATAGCCCGCGCCCATACGTCTGCTGCGATTGGCGGCATTGCAGACCGCACCACGACGCGCCCCGGGAGTGGCCTGATAACGCCGCGTACCCTGAGCCGCACGGAACGGGCGGGCATTGACCGCGCCGTGGCCGCCCAACGCCCGTACCTGCGTGGTTTTGTGGACGCTCTTCGCGGGGGCACGTTGAGCGACGCGCAGATCCAGACGCGGGCCGATCGGTATGCGGGCCCCGTACGCGCAACGTATAGCAATGCGCGTTGGGCCGATGTCCACCTCCCGGCACACCCGGCCGATGGCAGTACGGCGTGTTTGGCGTGGTGCAGGTGTGCATGGGCCCAGCGCGATGATGGCTACTACTGGGAGTTGGGGACGGGCGAACATTGTCCCGACTGTGCCAGTCGGGCCAGCCAGTGGGCACCCTGGAGGGCCGCATGATCACCATCAAGGTCAGCAAAGCGACCGCAGATCAGGCGGGGTTAAACCCGATCAAGCACCGGCAGGCCATTGAGACGGCACGCGGGATCGCGGCGGCGGCGGCGTTGCAATCGCTCCAGAGCGCCACCAGCGCCTGGACGCACCCACCCGTGTTCACCATTGCGACTCAGGATGACGCAACCACGGTCACCACCGAGCATGCGGTGTTTTTTTACCAGGACCAGGGCACCAAGCCGCATGTCATTCGTCCTCGGACGAAACGCGCCTTAGCATGGCCGGGCGGGGCGCATCCGGTGAAACGGGTCAATCATCCGGGCACCACGGCAATGCACTATACTGCGCGCGCCAATGCCGTTGCGCAGTCCGTGCTGCGCGATGAGACCACCCGCCAGATCGCGCTCGTGCGGGGGGGCGGCGTGCGTGGAGCAGCGCGGGCCGTATGGGAATGGGCCGCCCGCCAGATCGCGCGTGTGCGGGGTGGGGGATGACGCGCAGTACGCCACCATTCCTCCCGCTTCGTGCGCTCCTGGCCGCGTATGGCGGGCCACCACGCCCGCGTCCGCCGGGGCGTGACGCACTGTGCTATACTACTCGCGTATGAATCCGAGGTGTGATTGTATGCATCCATTTCGTCGCAAACGCACAAAAGCCAACTATGCCGCGCGCGCGGGTGAGACGATTGCGGGCAATCTGACGCGTGGCGCTACTGGCCAATTTGCCCGCGGCGGAGGTGGCACCACGGCCCCGGCAGTGCCAACCGACCGCCAGGCCCGTACGGCCCAACGCGCCCAGGATCGCGCGCGCGCGGGGAAAACGGAAGCCGACCTGCGGGCAAAAGAGGATGCCGCCCTTGCGGCGGCGAAGCCAGGCAAGGCGCGCACCATGGTGCGCATGCAGATTGCGTCCGCCCGCCGGGAGCGTGCCACTATCGCCCGTCAAGCGCGGGCGGATCAGGCCGTGGCCGATGCCACCGCTCCCACGGCCGCACGACCAAAAAAAGAGGAAACTCCCAAAAAAGGCGGCGGCGGCGGCGGCGGCAAAAACGCGACGCCTGATCCCAAGGACGCGGCGGCCCAACGAAAAAAAGAAACCCGCAACGCGATCAAGCAACACATGGCCGACCGCGATATTGGATTAGCACCGCGCGACTTTGATGCGCTCACATCCTTTGCCGATGGCGAGTCGCTCGATCCGCAGGCCGCGCAATCGTTCGGTCGGATGGGACTGGTGGAGGGGAGCCCACCGCGCCTGAGCATCCACGGGCGCACGGCCATGGCCGCCATTGATCGCGGCAATATCCGCGCGGCCGTGGATGCAATTGGCACCGGCACGCAGCGCACCAACGCGACGCCTGATCCCAAGGACGGGACCGGAAGCAAATCGTTTGCCGTGTTTAAAAATAGCGACCAGCAGGATCGCTGGCTGGCCATCACGACCACCGCCTATCAGGATCAGGAAGGCGAGTACATCAGCCGGCAGGCAATCGTGGGCGCAGTCGCCCACGGGGATCGCACCGGCCAGCGCGGCACGTTGCGCTATTGGCATGTGCCCCACGTTGAGCTTGGCGATTGCGACTTCCAAGCCGCGACCGCGGAAAACCGGCTCCTGATTGAGTCCGGCACGTTTCGCAGCAAAGCCGCTGCCGAGATCGGGAGCCGAATGGCGGCGGCGGGCTGGCAGATGTCACCGGGCTTTCTGCATCCGCCGACCGAACCTGCGCACCACACCTATCGCGCCATGCTGCTCTTTGAGCGTTCGCTGTGCCCGCCCGGACAAGCGAGCAATCCGTATACCGCATTTGTAACCAAGGAGATCCGACCGACCATGCACGATGACAAAATGAAGGCACTGCAAGCGCTGACCGCTGACAACCCCGCCTTGCTGGCGGCGCTGTTGGCACAGGCAACCAACGCCGATCAGACGGCCCAGGATGCCGGAGCCAGCTACAAAGACGCCCCGATCTGGGCCCAGGCGCTGGCGGCCCGGATGGATGCGCTGGAAGCCACCAAGGCTGCGCCGCCAATGGACATGGCCGCTGCGGTGGCGGATGACCTGGCGATGGAGCCGCAGGACGACCCCGCCGAATCCGTCGATGACGGACCGCTGTTGGGCGAAGCCGATCTGGCGGCGATTGCGCAAGCGGTGCTCGCAGCGCTTGCCCCAACGCTTGATCTCGAAAAGAAGATGCGTGGGCATCTGGATGAAATGAAAGGGATGGTCGGCGGTGGCATGGCCGCCAAGGATGCCACCATTGCCGCGCTGGATCAGCGGCTGGCAGCGCTGGAAGGCGATAGCCCGGCAGCGGCGGGCTATCGCGCGAGCACCGATCCATCAACCGCCCTGCCCGCCAACGTGGCCGCCCAGTTTAAGGCGACCCCGCATCTTACCACCCCGAACGGCGCGAGCCCCGATCCCGTTGCGGTATTCCTGAGTCACTTTCTGGGAGGAACGCATTCATGACGGACATTTCGCCTGCGGCACTTGCCGCCGCCCAGCAAATTGTGCTGGCGCATTTCATGACCACCAAGGCACTTCCCTCAACCACCGGCACGCTGACCTACGGGCATGGCCCCGGTGGCCTGTTTTCCGATCCTGCGCTTGAGCGACCGCTGTTTAGTGCGCTCATGCTTCCGCGGCAGGGCCTGCTCAGTCGCCTGCCGGTGCATGAGAATCGCTTTGCCAATCCGCTGTATGGCATCGTGACGGGGGTTACGGCCACCAGCGATACGGCAAGCCCGGCAGAAGCCACAATGGGCCCCTGTGACGATCCGCCGGTGGCCGGGCTGATGAAGCTGTGTGAGCAAACCGTCTATTTTGGGCGCCAGAGCCGCATGACTCGGGTGTTCGATCTGGATCGCATGGGGTTGCTCACGCATCGCGGCGAGCATACCGACTTCCAAATGATGAACAACCCGCTGAGCGTTGCGGGTACCGGCACCAACGTCCCCACGATCCCCGGCATGGGGGCCAACGCGGCGCTGAACACGGAAGTGGGTAAGGCGTTGTTCGAGTTTGGCACGGCGTGGAGTCGCGACTTTGCCGCCGAGGTCTATACCGGCAACCCGACCAGCAACTCCCCAGCCGGTGGCCGCAAGTTTTTTCGGGGCTTTGACCTGTTGATCAACACCGGGTACAAAGACGCAATCACGGGGGTGGCCTGTGCTGCCGCTGACTCGCTGGTGCGCAGCGCGGGAAACATCAACGTGTCGAGTGACACCAACGGCGCGCGCACGATCTACCGCAACATCACCGATATTTTTCGGCAGTTGCAGTTCAACGCCCGCTCGATGGGCTTTGCGCAGGTCAAATGGGTCATCGCGATGCGGGCGACCCTGTTTTACGAGTTGACCGAGATCTGGCCGATTGCCTATGCGACAACGCGGGGTCTGGCCTTTACCAGCGCGGGGACGCCGATCAGCTCGTCGTTCGAGTCGCTCAACAAAATGCGCGATGACATGCGTGGTGACTACTATGGATATACCGGTCAGTATCTCATGATTGATGGGCAACAGGTAGAAGTGGTGCTGGATGATGCGATTGCCGAGACCAACGTGGGCAGCGGCACCTATTCCAGCGGCATGTATTTTGTGCCATTGACCGCCAACGGCAGCGAAGTCACGAGCCTTGAATACCTGCCGTACACCGGCGATCACTCGTTTATGGAGGCCGCTGCGGCATTCAACGTCGGGGCGTACTACAACACATCCGACAACGGACGGTTCGCGTGGCACTTTAAGCCACCAACAAACTTTTGTGTGCAATTCCTAGCCAAGACGGAGCCGCGCATTGTCCTGCGCACGCCGTATTTGGCGGCGCGCTACACGACGATACGCTATACGCCAATCTCGCACGAGCGCGACTGGAACACCAGCGGTACCTACTACGTCAACGGCGGACAAACGAGTTACAACGGCTACGGTCCCTCGTACTATACGCCAACCTCATAACCAGGCTGGGGTGGTTTTTCGACCGTGCGGAGCTAGGGTCGCTCCTGAACAGCATATCTCCGGGTGCTGCTCCGCACGATCCCGCCGGAACTGGATGAACGGAGCGCTCATGCTCACCGGGTCCATCTTGATCACGGGCAATGGCACGTTGACGCACGCGATCTTGCGGCAGGCACGCGACGACCACTGGCCCGCAACGTTTACTATCTTGAGCCGCAACGAGAGCCGACTTGCGACCACCCGCCGCGCATGGCAGGTGCGCACCATCTGCGGCGATGTGCGCGACCGGATTGCCGTGCATGCCGCCGTTGCGGGCCATACGACCGTCATCCATACGGCCGCGATGAAACGTATCCCGGAATGTGAGCAGCAGCCGATGGAGTGTATCGCCACGAATGTCCTGGGATCGGCGCATGTTGCCGACGCCTGCCGCGCGCATGGCGTCGCCTTGGCGTTGGCGATTGGAACCGACAAGGCCTGTCGCGCGGCAACCGCCTATGGCGCCTCGAAACTGATGATGGAGGCCATCTGGCGGCAGCAGCCGCCGAGTGCCACCCGCTTTGTCGCCGTGCGCTATGGCAATGTGGTCGCCTCAAATGGATCAGTCATCCCCATTTGGCGCGCGCAACACCACCGTGGCCAACATTTGACGATTACCGACATGCGGATGACGCGTTTTTGGATGAGCCCTGCCGACGCCGTACGCCTGATTGTGCAGGCCAGCGCGGGGCAGGATGGCGAGGTGTGGATCCCCAAAATGGGCAGCTTGCCGATTGCGCGCATGGCCGAGCTGATCTGTCCTGGTGCCACGCTCCGCGAATGCGGGCTGCGCAGTACCGAGAAGTTGCACGAGGAGTTGGTGGCGAGCGATGAACCGGCGGACGAAACGCCCGATCATTTCATTGTGCGATCATCGGGCACGCGGGATCACACGTATGCGAGCAACACCTGCCCCCCGTTGCGTGCGGATGCATTTCTGGCGATGGTTCAGGACGCCGAGCGATTGGAGGCAGGCGGATGACACTGCCAATTGTGCTTATCCTCCAAACGTTTAAGCGCACCGAGACCGCGTTGGCCACGATTGCCGCCGCACGCCAGTATCTCCGCTATGCCGGAGACCTGGCCTGGTACGTTGCGGATGATGGCAGTCCACGCGATCACGTTGACGCGCTCCTGACCGCGCTGGATGATCAGATCGTGATCGGCTCCCACCGCGAACGGCGCGGCTACGGAGCCAACGCCAATGCCGCGTGGGGAGCTGCTGATGCGATCAGCCCGCTCACGTTTTGGCTGGAAGATGATTGGGAACTTCGCGCGCCGTTTGACCTCACGTCCTACGCGCAGGCGCTGGACGATCCGGAGATCGGCATGGTGCGCTTGGGCTATCTCAATCGTGGCATTGTCGGGTCAACGGTTGCCGCCGCCAATCGCTTGTACTGGCGGCTGTATCACGAGCCGGCCGAGCGCAACGAATTGGTCTTCACCGGGCATCCCTCGCTGCGCCACACCCGCTACCGCGATGCCTACGGCTGGTATCCCGACAACCTCGGACCGGGCGACACCGAACTGGCCTATGCCTATCGGTACCGCACGCGCAATACCGGCGCGCCGTGGGTCGTCTGGCCGGCCTCTTTGCCCGAATGGGGACCGTTTGCGCATATTGGCACGGTCAAGACGGAGACACTGCTGTGAGTTACGGTGCGCCGTCGCCAACCGACATTGCTCGCCGCCGCGCGGAACTTGCGCCGTTTGACGGGTGGAATGAGCGTGCGTTTGCGCAGCTGGTGGCCTGGCAAGGTGTGCCCGAATCGTACCTGGATGTCGGCAGCGGCACCGGCGCGATGGTCAACATGGCACACAAAATGGGCATTGACGCACGGGGCGTTGACCTGATCAACGGACCGGAGCATTGGTTTGTGACGCACGATCTGACGACGCCGCTTGACCTCAAGCTGACCGTGGCACTCATGACCTGCGTGGAAGTGGCCGAACACCTCCCCGCGGACGCCGCACCCGTGTTGATTGCCTCCCTTGCGCGCCATCTGCGGACGGGCGGACGGATCGTGTTCAGCGCCGCGCCGCCAGGACAAGCAGGCGAGCATCATATCAACTGTCAACCGGCGAGCTATTGGCGCAGCCTGTTTGCCGCGTACGGCATCAGCTATCGGGAGGACGATACGCGCCAACTGTCGCACCTCTTCGGCTATGTTACCGGCCCATCCAGCCATTGGCTGGCCGCGAATGTGCAGGTGTTCGACCGATGAACGTCCACATGAGTCCGATGTATACCGGCACCGATCAGGCCGATGGCGGAATACGGCGTGTGGTGGAGGCGCTGGTGCGCTATCTGCCCGAGTTTGGCGTCGAGATCGTCAACGACCCGCAATCGGCCGATCTGTGTGCGGTGCATGGCACGCTCATTCCGCCGCGGGTCGATTGTCCGATGGTCAATCACAATCACGGCCTGTATTGGCGCGAGTACGCGTGGCCGCGCTGGGCCGATGGCGCAAACCGATCCGTGATTGACCGCATGCTGACGGCTGATGCTGTGACCGCACCCTCAGAATGGGTGGCAAATGCCATTCGGCGCGGCAGTCTGCTGCATCCTGAGGTGATTTATCATGGAGTGGAGAGCGATGACTGGACGCCAGAAGACACACGCGGCTATGTGTTGTGGAATAAGGCGCGCGCGGATGCGGTCAGCGACCCGGAGGCGGTTGGTGAACTCGCAACCCGATTGCCCGCGGTGCCGTTTGTCTCCACGTTCGGCGCACCGCATGACAACATCCAATTGCTGGGGGCGATCCCGGTTGCGCAGATGCGTCACATGGTCGCCCAAGCGGGCGTGTATTTGGCGACCGTGCGGGAGACGTTTGGCATTGGCACCTTAGAGGCGTTAGCCTGCGGCGTGCCGGTGGTTGGCTGGCGGTTTGGCGCACAACCGGAGATCATTCAAGAGGGCGAAACCGGCTATCTGGTGGAGTTTGGGGATTACGATGGCTTGGCCGCCGCAATTGAGCGCGCGCGCGCAGATCGTGCGCGGCTCTCTGCCAATGCCCGCGCGGACGCCATCGCCCGGTGGGGGTGGCGGCCACGGATCGCGCAGTATGCCGATCTGTATCAGCGGATGCTGACCGCTGACCGCGCCCCGCGAAAACGAACAAGCGTCGTGATTACCGCGCACAATTTGAACCGCTACCTCCCTGACGCCGTGGCGTCCGCCGTCGATCAAGCCGATGAGGTGCTGGTCGTTGACGATTGCGGCGAACAAGTTGCGCAGGATGTGCTGCGCGATTGGCCAACCGTTTCGGTGCATCGCCAGCCGATTCAGGGCGGGCTGTCGGCCGCGCGCAACGCCGGGGCCGCGCTGGCCACCGGCACCTACCTGCTGTTTTTGGATGCCGATGATATGCTCGCACCGGGAGCGTTGGCGCGGCTGTCGGAGGCACTCGATACGCATCGCGATCTCCATATTGCGGCGGGCGCACTGGACATCGTGGGTGAGGATGGCCGCAATGCCCGCCGCAATCCCTGGCCGCATGGGATTGCGTGGTACAAACAGATTGCGCACTTAAATCAGTTGCACTATGCGGCGCTTTGGCGACGAAGCGCGTTTGACCGCACCGGCGGGTATCGCGCACGCCATTGGCGTGCGGAGGATGCCAGCCTGTGGACACGCGCCATGTCGTTTGGACTACGCGCGGCACAAGTTACCGATCACGCCACGCTGATCTACCGCATGCGCCAGGACAGCAAAAGCCAAACAGAAGCCCGCGCCTATGCGGATCGGGACGGTGATTGGACCCGCGATTATCCGTGGGCGCTTGGCGATGGCACGGGTCCCGGTGGCGTCGTTGCGGTGGAACGTCAGCAGCAGCCGATTCCCTGGTGCGTGCCGTTTGCCGCGCCGGGGGGCAGTCCCGGCAACCGCGCCTGGCCGGTGCCGCATCATCAGGAGCCCGCGGTCAGTGTGATTATCCCGGTCGGGCCGGGGCATGCCGCATGCCTGATTGACGCACTCGATAGCCTGATCGCGCAAACCGTTGACCGCTGGGAGTGTGTGGTGATCAACGACACCGGCGCGCCGTTGGTGCTGCCCGGACATGCGTGGGCGCGCATCATCGCCACCGACCGGATTGGCGCCGGGGCCGCGCGCAATCGGGGCGCTCAGGACAGCGGCGCGCCGTTGGTGCTGTTTTTGGATGCTGATGACATGCTCACCCCAACCGCGCTGTATACGGTACTGACGCGCTACGCGGTCGGTGATGTGGCGTTTGTGTATGGCGATTGCGCGGTGGTTGACGACAAGATGGATCAACCCATCGATTACCTCCCGGCTGCTGAGTTTAGCGCCGAACATTGGCTGGAGCGCGCGCGGCAGCGCGCGCCGTTGGGCTTGCCGGCCGTAACCATGCTCGTGGCGCGTCAGGCGTTTTTGGAAAGTGGCGGGTTTGATCCCACGCTGATCGCGTGGGAAGATGGCGATCTCTACTTAAAACTCTGCCATCAGGGCTATCTCGGGGCGCGGGTTGCCGCCACCATCCTGCACTACCGGATTACCACCGGCACCCGCCGCAACGCGGGCGAAGCGCAGGCCGATCACCTCCGGGCACTGCTGGCAACACGCTATAAAGGAGCGGACACCATGGCGCGCAAGGGATCATGTTGTGGCGGCATGGCGCTGCCCGTGGCGCGCGCATTTGACGCCACCCAACCGCCACCCCATCCGGATGCGCCAATCAGCCTCGAAAACCTCCCGCGCAGCGGGAGTGTCGAGATGGCCTACATTGGCGACCAGCAAGGCGAGCATTCGGTGCTCGGTCGGCCCAGTCTCCGCACCTATCGAGTGGGAAACAATCCGTTTCACAAGTTTTTTCAGGCCGATGCGCAAGATGTCCCGTGGTTGATGGCACTCGGGACGTTTGCACTGGTGCGGCCACGATGATAGCGCTGCTGCTCGCCATCCTGACCTGCTCCCGATTGGCACATATGGCGGCCTACGAAGATGGACCGTTTGATCTGTGTACGCGCATCCGCAATCTGCGGCTGACCGATGATTGGATCGGGCGCGGGCTGCGCTGCCCGTTGTGCATCGGCGTTTGGCTGGCGTTGCCGTTGGCGTTGGCGGTCGCCCCGCCCGGCCAGATCTGGTTGTATTGGGGCGGGATAGCAGGCGCGCAAGCGCTGATGGAGCGCGTGCATGCGCGGTGATTGGCCAACAACCTCCCTCAGCTTGGAGGAGTGGCGACAGATCTTTGGCTGGCATCCGTATCACTTCTGGGGCATGGCGGATGGCGATGCGCTGGCCGTCACGGCGCAATGTGACAGCGTGGTCTACGGATACGCCTGGCAGGACACGCAGATCATCGGACGCTATGAGATTACCGAGGCGATTGCTCGCGCCGAACACCTCATGCGCCAAGAGTTGCGCTACCGCGTGGGACCAACGTATGCCGAGCAGGTCGTGGCGTGGCCACGCGACGGCGATCACCGCATGGCCCGCACCGGGTCGCTGGATGCGACGGGGCGCTGGCGGAGTGTGGATCTGCACGAAAGCGAGATCATTGCGATGGGGACGGAGGCGCGAACGCTGATCGGGACAAGCGCGGTCACCGTGCTTGATACCGATGGCGATGGCGTGATGGATCGGTTTCGTGCGACGATTGCGACCAGCATCACGGATACAACCGAGATTGCCGCGTATTTTACGGCGGCACATCGGCTGGATAGCGACCCGGTCTCCGAACGCTACCGTCTGCGCCCGCTGGATGTGACGATCAGCGGGGGGGTCGCCACGCTGCGCGGCCCCGCGTGGTTACTGGTTGCGCCGATTCACTCCGAAGGCTTTCGCAACGCGCCGAAAAACCCGACGACCGCGGGCGTCCTGGTCGTTGCCATTGACATCTACCGTCGCTTTACCGACGCCAGTAGCACCGACGTCGCGAGTAGCCAGGCGGTGGTTACGTGGGAGACACGACCGTGCCATGGCTGGTGGTGCTGCTGTGGCGGCTGTCTGACCGCGTCCGGTGGCGGCAGTCCCGCCGACCCCGCCGCCACGGCACAGGCGGTGGCGCGCGCGGGTATCCGCAACGCCCGCCAGGGGAGCGTGTTCGCCGCCGCGTCAGCGTATGATCAATCCAGCGGGATCTGGAGCGCGCTGGATTGGTCGGTGTGTACCCCGCCCGACCGGTTGACCATCCGCTATCTGGCAGGCCAGGCACTGCGCGACTCGCGGATGGACAGCAGCCTCGCGCAGGTCGTTGCCCGGCTGGCCGCTGCCGAAATGGATCGCCCGATCTGCGCATGCGAGGTCGCGAACCGGGCGATTGCGCATTGGCAGCAGGATCTTGCGCTCAGTAGCGGCGCAAATAACGAAGCCTACCAAGTCAGTGCGGCGGATCTGACCAACCCATTCGGAACCCGACGCGGCCATGTGCAGGCATGGCGCTATGTGCACGCGCAGCGACGACTGCGCGGATCGATCGGCTAAAGGAGACCCCCCATGCCCGCATTAACCAAGGACGTGGTGCTGACGCAACAGCACATTCGCGGCTTTATCCAGTATGGCGGTGCGGCCCCCACCAACGAAGCGCAATACTACGGCGCCCGCAATCAGTATTTTTTCGTATCCGGAGTCGAAAATCCGGTCAAAGGCAGCATCAGCCCGATCAACGCACCGGATCCGTACCGACGCAAGCGCTACGAGCGCATTGGGCGCAGTGTCGATGCGCCGGACTTTGGCACCTATACGCTCAGTGTGGCCGAGAAACACGGCACCGTCCCACGCGTCATGACCGACGTGGGCTGTCCGATCACGGTCTATCTGACCGCCGGGAGGTGTAAAAACCCGTCGGACCTCAACCGGGGCTATGAAAGCTGGGTGTACGTCCTCAGCAGCGGCGAAGTCACTGACCGATCGGTTGGGGATATGTTTGCGATGGATAGTGACGACGCACTCATGACCGAGCTGACGCTTTCCACCTACAGCCAGTATCCGGTGGGACCGCTGTTTTTGGGCGAGCAGGCCGCCACCACCGTCAATGCCAACGTGGTGGATGTGGTCTACGCCCCGCCGAATGATTGCGCGGGTTGCCAGATAGGCAACGAGCGCATCTACGCCATCTCAAATCCGATCGGCGGGTCGCCCGCCACGCAGGCGGAGGTGATCTACAGTGTCGATGGCGGCGCATGGACGGAGGTCAACATCACCGGATTGGGTGCGACGGTGGCGCCCAACGCCATCGAGATCGTGGGCGAATACCTGGTGGTGCTGAGCCGCGCAGCGGGCGCACACTACTATGCGCGCATCGATCCCGATACGGGTATCCCGGGTACGTGGGCAACCGTCACGAGCGGCTACAACGCCAGCGGCGGGCCGAATGATCTGTATGTGGTGAGCCCGTCCGAAATCTACATTGTCGGACAGGGGGGCTACATCTATCGCGCAACGGACATCACGGCGGGCGTGACGGTGGTGAGCGCCGCGGGCACCACCAGCCAACACCTGCAGCGCATCCACGGCACCGGCGAAACGCTGGTTGCCGTGGGCAACTTCGGCAACGTCCTTTTCAGCGCCGACGGCATGATTTGGGCGACCACAACGCAGTATCCGACGAGTCAGACCCTGCTGGCACTGTCGGTCAAATCAGAAAAGATCTGGTGGGTCGGCGCGGGCAACGGCAACCTGTGGTACACGGTCACGAGCGGGAAAACCTGGGTACAAGTCCCGATCCCGAGTGCCACGCAGGTCAACGATATTGTGTTTGCCACGGAAGAGGTCGGCTACGTCGCCTACGACACCGCTGGACCGCAGGGCAATCTGTTGTGTACCATTGATGGCGGCAACACGTGGGCGGCGGCCACGCCCGCATCCGTCCCCGCCCGGATTGGCTCGTCCATCCCGGTCTTTGATCGCGTGAACCGGATCGGCGTTCCCGGGGTCGCGACGGAGAGCGGCATCGCGGCCAACTTTTTGACGATTGCCGGATTAGCCGCTGATGGCTCCGATGGCGTGATTTACGTCGCCAACGCCAACCTCTTGTAAGGAGCGCACCATGACCACCGGCCGGAGCGGACACCCGAAACCGACGTACACGTTTACCAATGGCGTGACGGTGGTCCTAGAGCGTGTGGGACCACTCTTTGCCATGCCGATTCAGCGCGCCAACCCCCCCCCCCCCCCCCCCT